GGTCTATATAAGCATTGCCAGAAGCGTTAATGTTAGTAATCACTGCACCGGCTTTGATAACAGCAGCACGGTTGTGAGTAAGCACTAACATATAAGAATCGGTAGTGCTGAATTCAAACGGGATCAGGCGCACCCCGTTCGCCGCCGAGGTGGTGCTGCTGTTTGGCAGGCTAGTCAGGTATCGCAGTCCAGAACGGCGGCGAATACCGCCCTGCGGCTGGCAGACAACATTGGTGGCTTCCTCGAGCGCATTAGCGTAAGCCGCCAGGTCAACCCTAGACCGCAGCAACGGGTCAAGTTCACCGCTGCCAAAGTTCGTCTGGATTGAAACGAAGCGAGTCATCAGTACCTCACCGCAATGAGGCTGAAGTCATTGATGCTGTTGCTTGGCTGACCTGCTCCATCGATCTGCATTGCGGTACGCAGATAACCACCACGGCCATTGTCTGAAGGCGCTCCGACAGCAACGCCCTGCCAGTAGCTGGCCTTGTCACCTTGGTCCGTGATTGGCATTGCCAGATGCCACGCCATCATATACTTGAGCAACTGGATGAAGTAGACCGGCAGCGAGTATTCCGGCACTGAGTACGGGTAGTCAATCCAGACTGCCGTGTAGTCAGTCATTACCGTATCTCCAAAGATTCGGTATTCTTTGCGCGGATAGTCACCAGGCGATACACTGGTAAACAGCGCCCTGGGCGGTCCAATCTTGTCCCCAGGCAGCGCGTATTCGTACTTGTACTCTGTGGTCGGTGTAGTCACCAATTGCGCTAGAGCCACTTTCTTGAAACTGAATGACCACGGGTAGATCAGTAGCGCCTGATCGCGGATATCTGCGTACAGACGATCACAGGTATTGGCCTCATCCGTCCCATCGTTAAACGAAGAGATCGGCTTTGCGCCAAGCATTATCAGCGCGTCAGAACAAACGGAAAGGGCTGAATCACCTGCTGCCATTTGGCGCTCCCAGTACTTGTCTTGTCCATCCACTCATAGAGCGAATGTTGGCAGCTAACCCAGCAGAAATGTCTTTTTGAATTGCAGAGTGCCATTCATCAAGATTTGTTTTGCTTTTCCACGGAGCGCCACGCGGATTAGATGCTCCAACCTTTGACGCATCATGTTTAACTTGCGTATCAAAAAACTGCTCATTATCAGGAACCAGGTCAATTGGGCATCCGCAAAGGATCACCTCATCATAACCAAGGAGGCTTGCGATACGGGCCGCTCCCCAGCCAGAAGTCCCACGAACACCAGCAAGGCACGGCCAGACACAATCTATTGAATTTAAATCATCAGGCTTGATACTTGACTTGTATGGAGAGTGAACAACAACTTCATCACCCCACTTTTCTCGGTGCAGTTTTTTCATCCTGACAGCATGTTCTGGATGATGCGTCACAGCATGTCTCGCTTTAACGATTGACACTGAAAACTTTACAGCAATTACATCAGCGCTTGGCCTAAGTTCAAAGGCTTTAGACAAATCGCTTGAAACACAAGTGGCAGAACCGACAACAAGGACGGCTCTGCCACCCCACTGCATTAGTCCGTATCCGTTGCAGTCACAGTCACGCCGTCAGTGATGTCCACCACCGAGCCGGTGTTGGAGTTCACATAGGCGGTAGACATCACCGGAGTGCCACCCGTTGCCGAGTAGCAGAAAATCAGATCGCCAACCTTCAGGATGGAAGCTACGGTATTGAAATACCCCGAAGCGCGGATGACCGACTGGGCATCAGTGCTGCTGTAGGTATAAATAGACGGGGCATTACCAGCCTTCGATTGACCACCAACGGCATTAAAGCCAGTCGCGGAAAAAGCCATGATTTATTGCTCCTTATCTCAGGTTTCGCGGCAGGTGATTTTGACGATACCTTCATCGTCGATGGCAATCGCACCAGCCGAGAACACTTCGTTAACCAGGAACGAAGTCTTTTCAGGAATGTAATTTATCTCGGTACGCATGCTGATGCCTTCACCGTAGCCAACAGCCATCTGGTGGAAAGCAAAGCAAGAACGATCCAGAGAACCATCAATAACCAGGCCACCCTCGGAACGATCACCAAGCATATGGAAGGTGAAGCCCAGGAACGAATTGATATCGCCCTGCACCAGCGCCTTCACGCTGTTGAAGTCGCTAGAGGTAACAGAGGTTTCCGACAGCAGCGAAGCCAAACCATTACCGTGGATAATGATGTGACGGCCTTCCGGCGGCACATTGTTCTTATCCATCAAACGCTTGGCTTCACGCAGCTTTGCCACATTGAGGTTGCTATCCGTGCCGCCAATGTCATTACTGACGGTCAGCGAGGTGCTAGAAGCAGTCAGCGCATCCAGAATAATCTGGTCTTGACGGCGGCCCATCGCGGAAGCAACAACTTGCACCAGTTCTTGGCGTTCGTCAAAGTTCACTTTGGCTTGGTTGAAAATGTCAGAGTACTCGGCAGCGTTGTAATCAACCAGGGTACAGGTGACGGTGGAGAAAGCGACATTCAGCGGGGTGACATCGGTCTGCGGAACGCGAACCGTTGCTACGCCCTTGCCCACTTTCGGGAACTTCACAGTGCTGCCTTCAACCCCTCGACGCTGGCGAACCGCCGGAACCAGCAAAGCCTTACCTTGGTAAGCCTGCTTGACTTCCGCATCGAAGAGAGTAACGAAGGCGTTCGAGAGAGACACGCTCATGGTATTACCTCATTCAAAAATTTAGGATTGGGTTCTCGCGCCGGTATGCCAAGAGTCTGGGCCGAATGCTTGTTGGTTACGCCAACCACGCGACAGCGCTTGCTGTAAGAAGGGCCAAAAATCCGGTATGCCTTGGGCTGGATCATACGCCCCCGGTTGTAGAAAGCAAGCGCTAACTTAAAAAAAACCCCCGGTGGATGGCCGGGGGAAAGGTGGCAACGAAAAACCTGACAAATAGCTTACTGGAAGCTGGCTGAGAACATCCGCTCCACTTTCTGACGGAATGCCGGGTCGGTCTTGTACTTGGGATCGGCAACCATCTGGTACAACTCGTCCTTGCTGGGAGCGTTAGAGGGCGGCATAGAGTTGGTTGGGATACGGGTTCCCTCGTAGGACTCCCGCAGCTTCATCAGCGCTTTGATGCCGTTAGCCGTCCCGCCCATGACCTTGAATTCCTCAAAGTCATCTTTGCCCCAAATTCCCTTGCGGACCAGGCCGGATGCCCAGTCAACCATCCCTTTGACAACCGCATCCGCATTCGGACCAAGCGCAGCTTTTTCTTGCTGGAGAGACTTAACCTGGGCCTCGACATTCCCAGCCCCCATCTTGACCACTTCACCAACAAGGTCATCTAGCGCTCCTTGACTAAGGCCGTACTTTTGCGCCCAGCCCATAACATGAGAGCGGAGAGGATCGTCTTCAGGGATCGAGCCGAAGGAGGTGGTGTCGTACTTTCCATCGGCTGGGGCTTTGTGCTTGCCCTGGCTGATTTGCTTGCGGAGATCACCCCAGCTTTTGGCGATGCCTTCAAGGTCCGGCTCGCTGGTGTCTTTCTTCCAGAAGTTTTCCGGCCAGAAGTCTGGTCTTTCGAGAGGCTCTTCATCGGTAGACGCATCCTCTGCTTTGTGTGCAATGACAACATTCTGGGTGTTTGGCTGGGCCTCGCTGTCATCAGTTACCTTCGCTGAGTCGAGTAGGCCAACTTCACCGCCAGAAGACTCGGTGTTGCTAGGCTCGGTTCCTTGCGATTCCATTAAGTATTCCCTTGATTAATTGCTCGCTTCATCCGCGCTTCAATGTCCCGTATCACGCTGTTCTGGCCTTCACGGTAGAATGCATGAGCCGGTTCGCTACCAGGCACGGCAACCGGTTGCTCCAAGTAGACAGCGCGAAGCCATTCAGCCAGCTTCTTACCATCCTCATTTGAGAAAACACGGAATGTCAGCCGGTCCAGGTCATCCCTGGCATCTGAAACACTCCGTGCATCCTTGGGTGCTGCGGCTTCCAGATCGTCCCAGCCAGCCATTATTCACCACCTTGCATGTCTTCATCGGAAGCAAAGGGTGACTGGCCTTGCTTAATCCGCGTTACAGCATGGTCATAGGCTTTCTCAAGCAGACCTTTTGGCATTTCATCAAAAAAATTTTTTGACTCAATATCCGCGTTCTTCAGATACTCAATTTCTTTCTTTGTCAGGGTAGGAACAATCAACGGTATCTCTGTTTCCTTGCCGTTAATGCCCACGCCAATCGACACTTCCGTCATTACAGTCCCATCAGGACGCTTTATCTCACCGAAATAGCCGCGGCCTTTCTGAGTCTTATCAGCGCGTTCACCGTATCCGTAGTCCATTACGCCCCCATTGCTTGCTGTATTGCGCCAGCCGCGGCCTCTGGATTAGCCTGCGCCGCCTGTTGCGCCATCTGCGCCATGTCTTGCATGCGCTGCGCCCTCTCTGCTGGGCTGGTCCTGAGTTTAGCCGGGATGCCAAGCTTCTCGCCAATGTAGTCCAGCATCTCACCTACCTTCAGCGACATCTGGCCTTCCGGTCCAGCGCCCTGGGCGATCTGCGCGAATTGCAGCACCTTGTTGACCTCGTCCATCGACTGCGCCATAGCCAGCGGAGCCACTGGCGTGATGCGAACCTCAAGGCCATTGACTTTCAAAGGCAGGTCCACTAGACCACGGGCATCCATGACTTCCAGCGTCTTGGTCACCAGTGGGATCATTGTCTCGTTGATCAGTCGGCCAAAGGCGCTGCCCAAGTTCTGGGACAGTTCCTTCATGCGCTCGACTACCTCAGTCGCAGACCTGGCGCTCATGTTGTCCGGCGGCAGAGACTCGTCCAGCAGTATCCGCTTGATGGACATCTGTAGGTTATTGATCACGATCTGGCTGACATTGAAGTCACCACTACGCGGCAATGCCTTGAGCGCCTCACCCTGTGGGCCACCGTTCCTGGCTACCGGGATGATGGCCCCTGGAACGATTTTAACTGTGTTC